CGGTTCTTATTCAGGAAAAGAATCTACTGGAGAAGTAGACAGCAATAACCGTGATTCTCAACAGGTTGGTTTTGAAGCACACAACTGTCCTGCTCACCATTTGGATGTCCTTAATTTTGCTTCACGTTCGTTGGATAGTTATTTATTAAAATTTCCGCAAGCTAATTTGTTTCCAGAATTTCGACAACGAGAACCTTACAACTTGATTAAATACAAAGAAGGTCAGGCGTTCCATGACGTACATTCTGACTATTACCCTTTTGGTACTTTAAGTCGCCGTCATCTCACAGGCATCGTTTTTTTAAACAAAGTCGTAAAAGGCGGTGAGCTTTATTTCCCGCATCAAGATTTAACAGTCAAAGCAGAACTGGGGAAAATGATTATTTTTCCATCAGGTTGGACTCATGCTCATAAGACATTCCCACCCATAAACCAAGAACGCTACGTGCTTCAGTTGTGGTGGAGTTTCGAGACAGACGATTCAGAAACAGAGTAAACAATGGAAGAGATAACAGACGTAAAAAAGATAGGAGTATCGAAGCTAACGCTTGGACTCATCATGTCTGTAGCCTCCATTTCAGGTGTAGTCGTTTGGAAAGCAGCTTCAGTCCCTAATCAAATCTCTGATTTGGAAGCGAAAGTAGCTGTTATTGAACAGAACACTGGGACTGATTCGAGTGTTCTAGCAAAGTTAGATGAAATAGAGGAAGGTATTGTTGCAAATGCTTCTGCCATTGATAGCGTTAGGGCTGCTCGTCTTGACGATTTGGACAGGTTCGCACCTTCTTTAATCGTTGAAGCTATAGCTTCTGACATGAATGTTCTTATTGAAGATGTAGATGAGATGAAAGAGGTCATCGCTTCTCTTGCGTGGGTTCCTTCAGAATTTAGTACGATCTGGGATCGTATATATTTAGCTGAAGAAGCTATTCAAAGTAAAGCATGGGGAGAAAGCTTCTATCAGGACAACGAATGACCGATATAATCCCAAGAGAAGAATGGGGTGCGGAACCGGCTCGTTGGACAACCAATCAGAAACGACCAGTTGACCATGTGTTTATTCATCATGGCGCTACTCTTTTAAGAGATCACTCTCAAGAGGGTGAAGCTGCTATAGCTAGGGCATACCAGCGTTATCATTTCGGTAAATCGTGGGCTGATATAGCTTACAGTTTTCTTATTGGTTTAAAATCTGGTCGAATATATGAAGCTAGAGGCTGGTTTAATAGACCTGGTGCTACTAAGAATTGGAATCACAGGTCATACGCTATTTGTATTATTGGTGATACTACTCAACAAGTTATTTCTGATGAGGCTGTTCGAGCGATACATAATTTGATTAAAGAAGGAATCAAGCTGGGTTACATTTTGCCTGATTTTAATATACGTGGGCATCGTGATGTGAAGAATAAAGATTGCCCTGGTCATACTGCTTATTCTCGGTTACAGGAAATGCGCCCTGATGTGGAAACGGTAGTGGTTCCTAAGCTCGTTCCTCCGGCGTTTACAAAGCCTCTGAAGCTTCGCTGGCCTAGAAATAGGTCACCCCTAGTCAAATGGGTTCAGGCGGTCTTAGGATTGCCCCTGAACGGAGATTATGGATGGCTGACAGTTCAGCGTGTTAAAGCTTGGCAGAAAGAAAACGGTCTTAAACCTGATGGTATTGTAGGTTCGATAACCTATAACAAGATGTTCGGAGAATGAAGTGGCTCTTGATTACCGCCAATCAGGGATTGATTACAGAGATTCAATCAGAAATTATTATGGTGTAGCTCATGCCACTNTTACNCCTTCGACGATTGCTTGCACANCTACACTTCCTGAAGTTCAAAGGAGTCTCCCTTACAGAGAATCAGGGATTGATTACAGGCAAACAGCGACAACGTATCGTGGGGACAACGCATCTGAAGTTAATATCGGTGCTTATCCTACTATCAGCGTGGTTGCTGGTGTGGGTGCGGTTCCTGCGTCAACAGTATCGGGAAATGCGAGTGTCTCTCCTGCGTCGATAACATGCCCAGGGGCTACTGTCCCTTCGGTTACTGCTGCAAGTATCGTAACTATTTCAGCTACGACTGTTGAAGCTACAGGTGTTCCTCAAAANGTAACAGTTCTTTTATTCACTGAAGCTGNNNCNNCTTCTGTTGCAGGTGTTGGTNCAGTACCAGCGCATGTCGTAACAGGTGACGCTCAAGTCTCCGCTGCGACTGTTGCTGCTAGTGCAACAATCCCTGNTCCTAGTGCCATATCTGGTACNGCNNNANNTNNGCCTAACATTTTAAATNGCACAGCTACGGTAGGTGACCCTGATATGGCNATGAGGTATGTGCCTAAATACGAAAACACTTTACCGACACAAGCTAAAGGTGAACCTGATTATCAACCATTAGCNCCNATGAACAGGCTTGCACGTTTCTATAGTCCAAGATCCAGGGGTNCTAATGTTTGGATTCTTTCAAACACTACTGTNACNACANATCAACCTGTCACACCANCTGATGTNGCTAATATAACTAGGACTTTGTATGGCTCACATGAAAGTCCTNATGATTTAACTTCAACTGAAGCTAANCTTTTAATAGCAGCAGGTTATGACGTTACTGTTAGGGAGGCTGCCTGATGGGTACTAAATTAAGAAGAGAGAATGGTCGTTTTGTTAGCGACGCTACACCTGAAGAACGTGAAGCTTTCAGACAAAACGCTCGGTCTTTTCGTACCGCCCCTTCAGCTATGCCTTCTCGTAGTAGTGCGGCTGGCGAAAAAAAAGCTTGGAATGATTTGGAAACAGACATGGATTCCTACAAGCGTTTAAGGGATGATGGTTTACAACCGCCTTCTATTCGTGGTTCTGCCGACTTAGAGAGTCGTGCTGAGACTAAGATAGAGGTGGAGTCAGGACAGGTTGTTGAGGATAAAACAACCCGACAACAAGTTGAAAAAGTTATTAAAGAATCAGAGGGCAACACATGACAGCACAAGTCTGGATAGATAGAACTAGAGATTTATTATTATCTGGCACTGTCGAAACAATTAACCGTCTTAATGGAAGTATGACAGATTCAATCAGTTCAATGAACACGGAGCTTGATACTGGTCCTATTTCTACAGGTTCAATCATAGAAATTGACACAGAGTTGATGTATGTGACATCGGTTAGTGGTCTTAATGTAGGTGTCATCAGAGGTTATGGTGGCTCTACAGCCGCTGCCCATGATGATGATTCTATTATTAGGGTTTCACCTCAATACCCTGCTCACATGATCTTGGATGCTTTGAACGATGATTTGAATGATCTTTCAGCTAAAGGTTTATATCAGATGAAAGTAGCTACGTTTACTTACACAGCTTCCACGCAAGGATACGATCTTGCTTCGGATGTTCTTGGTGTTCATCGTGTTACTTTTACTGACGAGTCCGGTGATTTGTCAGAACCAGAAGTTCGTAGATGGTCGTTGCGTCGCAACAGGCTTTCTTCTACTTTTTCTTCTGGAACTGCTTTGGTTTTAGCGGACACTCCAACTTCAGGTCAGGGTGTTCGTGTTGAATACAAAGAACCCTTTACTACTTTAAGCACTTATTCAACAGCTTTAACAACTGTTGGTCTTCATTCAGAAGCGTATGATCTGCCACCTTTGGGTGCAGCTTTAGCTTTAATGACTTTCAAACCGATAGCCCGTGAGAGTGTGATGACTCAATCACCTATCAGACGAGCCGAAGAAGTACCTTCTGGAGCTATTTCAGCTTCAATGCGTGATCTACGTTTCCGTAGGGATCAAAGGGTAGAAGCAGAAAAGATGCGACTCGCACAGCTTTACCCAACCCAATGGTTGCGTAGCGGAGAATAATTATGGCGATTGCGCCTAAATACGACATCTCGATAAATGGTCGAGGGTACATGGTTGATTATACTAATTACCGTCGTAGGACTATTCCTGCACAAAAAGAACAAAGAGACACATCTGAAGATGTTGGTGAAAACACTCTTAGTAATGTTGGTCAATGGGTTAGAAGCCAGTCGGATTGGTCACATGGCGCTGGTCAAGAATTTTTTGATTTAAATGATTCAGACAGAAGAAGGTTTCACACTTCTAAGAACATAGATATTTTTACTAAAGGCCAGCTTCACATGTGTAAAGCCATCGAAGAAAAATCTTCTGGTTCTAATAACAACTTGTACGCCAAGATAGTTAACGGTTCGGTTTTCTATTTTTCTGATGGACAACTTATGAAATTCGGTAATCCTGATGTTAATGCTGGTTCGTATTCTCCTTCTTCTATAGACATGGATTACGCAATTTTAGATTGGACTTCTGATGGTGCATCTATTTATTGCGCTCAAGGAGCTAATGGTGTTCGTAAAGCGACTGTTTCATCTACTAGCGGTGATTCTACAATAGGGTCGTTTCAAGCAGATGTTATTGAGTACGCAAACGGTAGACTTTTAGCTTCTGATGCAGGAAGAATAGTAGAACTTAATACTTCAGGTGTAGTTCAAACTTTCGATAAAACTCTTACAGGTACATGCAAAGCCATAAAAGGTGGACCTAATAGTATTTATGCAGCTTACAATGTGAATGGTCAGGGAATCCTCTACACGATAGGCATATCGACAACAGACGGTTCTCTCGCCTACCCAGTCCCAGCGGCGGTGCTACCACTAGGGGAAACATTCTCTGGTCCGTGCTGTATCGATACATTTGGAGAATTGATTGTGGTTGGTACTTCCGCTGGGGCTAGGTTTGGTTTAATTAACTCTAACGATCAGCAATCGGTCACATTCGGACCTGTAATAGATACAGGTGGAGCAGCTTATGGTGTTCGTATCTCCGGCAAGTACGGATATTGGGGTACAAAAAATGGGGATACATATAAAGCTGACCTTTCTATTTTCACAGACACTCTTGTCCCAGCCTATTGTCGTCTTCTTTCATTTGACGATGCGGCGAAGGGAAATGTTCTTTCATTAGAACTCTACAATAACAAACTTTTCTTTACTGTGTCTGCCGGTGAATTATATGGAGAAGATGCAACTGGGGATCTTTCAGCTACAGCAGAGTTGACAGTTGGAACTATTACTTTTGGAACGTCAGCTTCTAAAGTTGGCAGGGCTGCTTCCGGCAGGTTTGCAAAAGAACAAGCTGCATCAGCTTCAGGTGATATTGATTACAGTGTAGCGAATACTGATTACCAAGCAAGTTCAATCAATTATGGTGGTTTAGTTGCTGGTCAAGCTGGGACTGTGACAGTAACAGCTACAGATGAAAACAATGTTTCGACAGCGATGGTTCTTGAAGGAACAGGAATAGAATCTTCTTATTCTGCCGCAGACCCATCGAGTGAAACTTTCACAATTAAATTAACTTTGAATAGAGATGCAGGTTCAACTACTAGCGGTCCTATATTTGAACGCTGGTCTTTTCATCCTAGACCCCAACCAGTTCGCATAGAAGAACTAATAACTCCTCTAATAATACAGGGGAGAGTAACGACTATGCACGGTTCTGGTGCTTTTGTAGGTTATGATAGTCAAGAAGAATATTTACATTTGCGGAATCTAGCTAATCAATCAAAAGCAGTTACTTTTGAAGAAGGGAATCTGTCATACTCAGTAACGGTTGAAGACATTGAAATGTCTCCAGTCAGAATGAGTGCTGATGATTCTTTTTGGGAAGGAACTTTGATATGTCGTCTTCTAACAGTCCCATAAGTCTTAACGAGTTTACAGAAAATACAAGAAATGGTGGCTCCGGAAGATGGTGCGACAAGCTTCCTGAAAAAATCAGAGAAGAAATTATTGCTTCTAACGCTGGTTCAAAAGTTGCAGCAGATTGGTTAAGAGAAGTTCACGGGTTTGAAGCTGCTACTCCTAAAAAATGTGAACCTTTAATGGAAGAGCGAAAGAAGAGAAACGCTGGCTGATTCTTTAGAAGAGTTCAGTAACAATACTGTTCTCTTAGACCGTTTATCACGGTTAGAAAAGGCACATATAAAAGCCAAGTCTGAGCTTGCTGTAGCTCGTAAACAAAATGTTGTTCTTATAGATGAAGTTGATTTACTTGAAGATCGAATTGAAGCTTACGAAAAGGTAGGTAAAAATAAACCACCTGTTTGGTTGACTCCTAAGAAGCCTAAGAAGACAGCAGCTACGGTTGTTGCAATGCTTTCTGACTTACATCTTGATGAAGTTGTTGACTTGGATGAAATGGGTGGCGCTAATAAATATGACCGAGAAATAGCAGAAATAAGATTAAAACGATTTGTTGAAAAAGTAATTGAACTTTCTAATAATTATATTGCCGGAGTAAACATCGAAGGTTTATGCTTACTACTTGGCGGTGATTTAGTTAGTGGCGATGTCCATGAAGAATTAGCTCAAACAAACGAAGGGGTATCCGGCATAGACACTTGTGTTTATTGGTCATCCATTCTTGCTTCTTGCATAAGTGGTTTAGCTGACCATTTTGGCAAAGTGCATGTTAGTAGCGTGGTTGGTAATCACGGCAGACAAACACGTAAACCTAGAATGAAAGGAAGGGTTAGGGATAATCTTGATTATCTACTTTCTACAATGGCAGCTACACATTTATCAAAAGATAAACGTGTGACTTGGAACATTCCTGATACTGCTGATTGCCTCGTAAATGTTTATGACACAAAGATTTTACTCACTCACGGAGATCAAATTCGTGGAGGTGGGAATGGTGTGGGCGGCTTGCTTGCCCCTGTGATAAGGATGATTCAAAAGAAGAGGGTGAATCAGCCTTTTGATGTAATGGCTTTTGGTCATTTTCATCAACAAATAATTAGCCCTGAACAGGGTGTTTTTGCTTGTGGGTCTTTGAAAGGAGTTGACGAGTTTAGTCGTTTAATGAATTTCCCTGACTCTGAACCTCTACAAGCTTTTGCTGTAGTAACCCCAACAAGGGGCTTTACTTTTACAGCGCCTATATTCGTACAAGATAAAGAAAAAGAAGGATGGTAATAACCATGATTACAAAAGATTTAATAGAGAGAGTAGTAGCCACATTCGTGCAGGCTGCCATAGGTGCCATGTCATCAAACTCCATGTTTGACTTAGGTGTTGACCAATGGAAGATGATGGCAGGTGCAGGTGTCGCTGCTGCTGTGTCCGTTATTAAGGGCGCTCTCGCTCAAAAAGTTGGAACTAAAGGAACTTCTTCCTTAACTGATTAAAACTAATTAGGTAGGGTCAGGGTGTGTAAATACAGTTTGACGGTTATCACCCTGACTCTACTGAACAAAGATTACGATGCTTGAATTACTTGAATTGGCTAATCAAAAGAATGACTTGACCAGCAAGTAATTAGCGATTACGCTATCTGTAAACAAGGGGGTTATTTATGGAGAATCAAGTTAGTGTTATTTCAGCCACAGTAGAAAAGTTTCTACAAAACAGATGGCTTAAAGAACAAGCGGCTGGTGGTAAACCAACTGCTTGTTCTACTTTAGGAAGAGCTTCAGATGTTCTTTCATGTCAACGTAAGATTGCTTTTGGGATGGCTAAAGTTAATCCTTTAGACGTTCCGTATCTTTCAAATCTTATTGCTTTAGATATTGGTAATGAGATGCACGAAAGAGTGCAAAGCGCCCTTCACGATGCTTTCCCAGATTTTAAGTCAGAGGTGCCGATTGATTTGACACCTTTAGGTTATGACGTAAGTGGATCTGCTGATGGGTTATTAACTATTGCAGATCAAAAAATAATTGTTGAGATCAAAACGACTGCCGGTTTCGGATTTAAAATTTGTAGTGAAGGTCATGCAAAAAGTGGTGAGTTGCCTGGTGCAAAAATAGAGCATCTTATTCAAGCTGGCATCTACGCTCATGGGGCTGATGCTGACGGCGTTCTAATAATTATGATTAACAAAGAGAACATGGAGTTTGGTAAATACAAGGTAGGTCAAACTCTTGAATTTGAACAACGGCTTGATGATGTAGTCCCACCTTGTGGTAAATATGAAGGCGGTCAAACTTTACGTGAGCTTGCTTTAACTGAGCTTATGAGGATGCAAAGAATCGCTGACCAAGTTCAAGAAAATGTAGTTCCTGCAAGGATCGACCCAGTTGAAGGTGTTATAGATAACCCTCCAACATTCATGGCTACTAGAGGCTATTGGAGATGCAGGTATTGTAACTACAATTCTATTTGTCAAAACCTACCCACTGAAGAGATCAGTGTTGAAAAGTCAACTCAGCATGTCATCCAAACTTGGAGTCCTGTTGCTAAGGAGGTCGCTAATGTTTGATGGTATTACTTACGATAAAGAACAAGATGAGGACAGATTACTTACCTTGTTCGATAAAGTATTAAACCTTATGTCAGATGGTCATTGGCGCACGTTGAATGAGATAGCTTTTCAAGTCGGCGGTCAAGTCCAAAGTGTTAGTGCAAGATTAAGAGATGCACGTAAAGCTCAGTTTGGTGGGTATCAAGTGGAGCGTAAACGTGTTGGGGGTGGATTATGGATTTACAGAGTCTTAGATCCTCTCCCAGTAGATAATAACCAGCAAACATTGGAGGTATGTGATGGGTTTTAATCCCGATGAGTATGAACAGGTAGCTGATCGTATCCCGTTATTTTGGGAAGCATTTCCAAACGGGCGTATAGAAACTGAGATGATTAGCTATGACGAAGAGAAAGGCACAGTTGTTTTCGTTGCCCGTTTATTTAGAGAAGGGGAAGACACTCCTTTTGCTACTGGTTGGGCTAGAGAAGTACGTGGTGATGGGTTCGTTAATAAAACTAGCCATGTAGAAAATTGTGAAACATCAGCATTGGGCAGAGTTTTAGCAAATGCTTGTTTCTCAGATAAGAATAAGCCACGCCCCAGTCGTGAAGAAATGTCAAAGACGGTAGGGGCAGGGGAAAAGGTTACGGCGACCCTAGATTCTCAACCCCCTCCTGAATCTGAACCTGCGCTTACCGTCGTTCCGAACGATATAACTAAAGAGCTTAAAGAACTTGGGGGTAGAGGTAAGGATCTTGGTTTAACTCAACCCCAGATAAGAAAAATAGCGAGCGAAGTATTAGGTAGAAAGATCAGCAAAGCTGCTGATATATCTACGAGTGAAGAAGTAGAAGCTGTCCAAAGACAATTTGATGAGATCGAACAATTAAAGGAGACACCATGAGTTATATCAATGTTAACGGAACGGGAAAAATAGTTACCGAACCGGAATTAAAAGAACTCTCTGGCGATAAATGTGTAATCAAGTTACGAATAATGGCTACCAATAAAGCAGGCAAAGACGGTAACAATATGTTTATTGACTTGGAAGCTTGGGATCATTTAGCTAGAAACTGCAACTCTTTAATGTCTAAAGGTACTTACATTATTTATTCTGGGAGACTTCAACAGGATGAATGGGTTAACACTAAAGACAACAAGACCATGACAAAGGTTAAAATTACTGCTTCTGATATAGGTGTTCAAACTTCTCGATGGGATGATGACGACCAAGAAAGAATCAAAGAAGCAAAGCATGAAATTGAAACATTGGATGATCCCGAAGAATTATTCTAATGAGTTCTAAGAATAAAATTAAAGGAACAGCTTTTGAAACTGCTGTTGTTAACTACATAAACAATAACTCTTGTTTGAATGTTGAACGCAGGGCTTTGTCCGGCATGAACGATAAGGGCGATATTATTGGCGTGCCGGATACAGCCATAGAATGTAAAAATGTTAAAGACTGGTCTCAAAGACTTGGCTCATTCATTAACGAAGCTGAAGAGGAAGCTGCCAATGCCTCTGTCAACATAGGTGTTGTTGTTATTAAGAAACGTAACGCTCCTATAGATGATGCTTATGTTGTGCAATCATTACGTCAATGGGTTGAGACTATAGAAAGAGATTTGAATGGATGATATGCAGTTGTTTGATCCTCAAGCACCTGAGAAAAACAATGCTAAAACTATTTTCGCAGAATGGGCGCAAGACCCTGATAGTAGACCACGTTTAAGAAATAGTCGTGATGCTACTGTTGTTGCTCGAATAGTCGAAGCTTTAGAAGCAGGTTTCAAAGAGCCTGTAATAAAAAAAGCTTTAGATAAGTGTTGGAAATTTTCATCTAAAGCTGCTTGGGAGACTGCTTTGAATATTGCTTTCGAGGAGTGTAGAAGAGAAAATAAATCTAAAGGGATTCGTTTATCAGACACTCAGGAAGCTTTGTTGCGTTTAAGAGAAGATCGTGGGCTACTTAAAAAACCGTGAGAGTGGCTGGGCAAGTAGAGCCGCTTGCAAGGGAGAACCAGTAGAGATTTTCTACAAGAAAAAGTATTTAAAAATAGCTCAACGTATTTGTTCCGCTTGCGTAGTTAAAAAAGAATGTGGTCTAGCTGGTCGTAAAGAAAAGTTTGGAGTTTGGGGTGGGATTCCAAGAGGGTGGTTAAGAGAAGAGAAATGATTTCTTTAACAAGTTTTCCTGAAAATCTTTTTGCTATCAGCAGTATTCATAATGAAGACAGGTTTTTAGGAATGAGAATAGATGACCCTGACCATTCAGAAGTTGTTCTTTTTGTGGGGCATCACGGTGTTGAATTTGATGGTGCTATTACTGCAATGGTAGAAACAGGTGTAGCTATTAACAGAGATCAGTTAATTGAAATGTCTCAAGCGATGCTGGCTACTGCTATGAGTATGATAGAGCCTGACGATTTTTCAGAGAATGGAGAAAGTTATTATGGGTAAAACAAAACTTTTTGAAAAGACTCCCAACTGGATGGATCAAGCTGCTTGCAAAGGTATGAACCCTGAACTCTTTTTCCCTAAAGGAGCTATCCCTAATAAGGTTAAAGAAGTTTGTGGAAGCTGTTGTGTAAAAAGTCAATGCTTAGAACACAGTCTTAAAAATAATGAGATTGATGGTGTCTGGGGTGGAGAAGGTAAAGACGCTCGTAAAAAAATTAAACGAATTAGGTGGAACTTTACTTACGGACAGATTATTAAATGCAGAATTTGTGAATCAGATTTTAAAACAATTAGCCCCCACCATAAAATTTGTAGTGAACCTTGTCGTCAATTAGCTAAGAGTAAACGATTATAGAATGACTTCTCTTTTGCTTGCCGTGATTGTTGCCGTGAACTCTATGGTTGTGATACCTGAGATAGTGGATCAAGAATATCGTATGTATGAGCGTGGTTCTCATATCGTGGAGTTACAAAAAGAAATAGGTGGAGTTCAGGTTGATGGGATTTATGGACCGAAGACTAGAGCGAAACATATTGCTTCTGTTGGTGGTGGAGTAGCTGCTGTTTACAGGTGGTACGGGTTCACACCTTTAACGAACAACACTAAACCTTTAAGCGTTCTAATAGATGAGTATTTTAAAACAGAATCAGATCGTCTATGGGCGACACGGGTTGCTTTCTGTGAATCGTCTGCTTTGCCGCATCATGTTCGCTCCACTGCTGTTTCACCTGCTCTAGCTGTCGGAGCTATGCAAAACCTTATGCGTTACTGGTCAAGCCGTGCCGTTTCAGCAGGTTTGTCGGCTGATGCTTCTCCTTACGATTTAGAAAATAACATAAGGGTAGCTGCACATTTGTTTTACACCTCAGGTAAACATCATTGGAATCCTTCTAAGAAATGTTGGGGGAAATAATAATGCAACAAGCTCACCAAAAAATTGTTAGAGAAAAAATGAAAACAGAAGATTCTTTCAATCTGTTTGGTGACTGGTGGGAAGACATAGAAGTAGACATTAAAAAAGCAGTTGTTAAACCGATTGATTACAAGACGGCTGCGAGTGTGATTATCAAGTATGAGTGGCTTGGTTGTATGCCTGCGATGGTTAAGTATTGTTTCGGTATTTACTTTGACGTCAATCTAGGTGGCGCTGTTGTTTACAGCACGGAATATATAGAGAACTTAGGTAAGTGGGATAAGTACGATTACACAGGCAAGATCATTCTCTTATCAAGGGGCGCTTGTGTTCATTGGGCTCATCCTCATAGTGCCAGCAAACTAATAACAAGTTCGATGAAAATGCTCCCTGAGAAATACAAAGTCGTGACTGCTACTGTCGATGAACACGCTGGCGAGATAGGAACTATCTATCAAGCCTGCAACTTTGTTTATATAGGTTCTATGCGAGACAACAATCCAAATGTGAACAGCAGAAAAGATGACAGGTTTGGAGTTGAGATTGACGGCAAGTTATATACCGCTCGCTCCATGAGGCAGAAGGTCGGTTCACAAAAAAAGGAAGACATTTTAAATGTTTATCCTCACGCCGTGTTTGTACCTCAAGCTAGTAAGAAAAGGTACTTTTATTTTCTTGGGAATAAGAAAGAGAGACAATACCACCGGAGTCAAATAGAAGATCAAATTCAACCGTACCCAAAAAGAGATTTGTTATGAGTCCTGAAGAAGTCGAAGAGATTCTTTTTACGATGACTGCTATTTGGACTCAGAAAATAAACGACCCTACGTTAATGGTTTGGAAGGAACTGTTAGCTCCAGAAGACCGTTCTAAAGTTAGAGCAGCTATCAAACAATTAGCTGATACCAGTAAATATTTTCCTGCATGGTCAGAGGTTAAAGAAATTGTAGAGCTTTTAAAACGTCAAGAAAGAGAAGCACCTAAAGCTATTGAAGCTGGGAGTTATTTATCACACAAAGAAAATCTAGAACGATTAAAGGAAATCAAAAAGCTTAGAAGTATGTGAGTAAATGTTGCTCTTGCATGATATGATTTTGTTTATACACATTTCACTCCAATCGTTTTGTGTAAACAAAAAACCCCCCGATTATGGGGGGTTTTTTACTTGGGTTGACAGTCCTAGATTATGCGGCTTTACGTTTTAGTCGCCGTATCTCAGCTTTGAGTTCAGCAACTTCTTCCCGTAGGGCTTTGACCCTACAAGCTTCTGCATTGTTTTCTTTGTACGAAATGCTTTCCAAATGGTCAATGTTCACACACGCTCTTTCCCCACAGATATGGTGTATCTGGTTTCCTTCAGGGATAGTTTCGTTGTTGGCTACTTCCCAGACTTTTCGATGGGTAGCAATCCGAGTCAACCCTTCTCCATCTTTCGCTATGCAAATAGACCCGTAACCTGATTCCATTTTGGTGTGTTGCCAAACTAAACAACCGTTGTTGTTTGGCTTCACGTACCCATTTTGAGGATCTAAATAGAAAGCAATAGTTTCAGTCCAGTCTAAATGAAACAAAGTAGGGCGTAACTTTCTACCTGCTTCAAAAGTTTTATTTTTGTACCATCTTGCCCCATGTCCCTGACAAATCTCACCGTATTCGATTGATTTTGGGTCAAACTTTGAAGGATCTTTAAGCCCTACATATCCTTTGTCTGTGACTCGACCACATGGGGTTCCTTTGGAATCTATAGGCACCATGCAAGTGCTGTTGCGAGGTAAGGATTGAACTAACGGAACATCAGGGTACGTGTCTCCGTATTTGTCTAATCGTTTAGCATGACCACGACAATGATCGTCAGTCTGTGTTCTTTGTTTAAATGAACAGCCCTTAACTATGCAGTTTTTATATTGTTGTTCTTTAATCAGTAGGGTTTTGCTACCCAGACAGCAACGCCGATTCTGATGTTTCTTAGCAGCACGTTGAGCGTTACCAAGTGTTGCATATCTTGGTTCCCCACAGCGAGCGCACTTCACATGCAAGGGTATTTGCGAATCTCCACTGTATGGCTCTAGTGGAATATATTCACATGCTCGCATTATCTTGTCGGCTTCTTCTAATGTATGTTTATTCGGCATTACGCTATCTCCATCTTCGGAGCTTGTTTAGCACGACTGTTTTTCAAGTGAGCATCAACTTCAGGATCGTCGTCGCCTATGTCGTAACGAACATTACGTTCTTGAAAACCGACAGGTATCTGTGAGTCTTTAGTCCATACCCATAAATGGTACTCGTTAGCTGTATCAACAACTCTAGACTCAGCAGGATAAAGCTCAAGTGCTTCACGCTCGTCACCAAAAATGTCGTTTTTAATCTGCTGGAAATGTCGCCAAGGTCGATTCGTTGCCCGTGTATGAGAGTGAATACACATTTGGCAAATACCATCACGACCTAACTCTTTGTTTAAGTATCTGATTGTTGCCTGATACCTGTCGTTTATCCAAACTTCGTCAGGCATGTCACCATGAAACTTATCTTTTATTTTTTCATAGATGTTATCGTCAGCTAGTTGAGCGGCTTGCATACGCATCCAAGCCTTAGCTTTAGTTGGGGCTTTACGTTTCTTACCCATTGTTTTATTCTCCAATCGTGGTCTGTCTCATCAGTATGTGGTGACCAATCCACATAGACACCCTTACGGGTGTTTCAACTAGCTTTCCTTCCGGTTTCAAGTAACCATTTTTCAACGTCAGCTTTAAGGAAAAAAACTAACCCCCATCTTCTAATAACTGAAGAAGGAAAATCATTACTGTTAATCCAGTAAGTAATATTTGATTTATGCACCCCTTCTTTTTTTGCTATATCTGACAAGGTGATTAACTCCGATAAACGGTAATCGTTTATATTTATTTCAGGTCGAGGAGGAACTAATTGCATCTTCTCCACCCCCTGTCACGAAAGTACCAACATTGACGTTGACAACATCTTGAGTCATTTCACGAACATGCTCATCGTGTCCGTTTACTTTGTATTCAAGGTCGGCGTAAAATCTTTGAACGACTTTCCATTTGCGTGAAGCTTTAGAAATCACGTAAGTACCGTTGTCGCCATTGTCGTAATCAAGGTTTTTGATTACATCAACGTAAACGCTTGAATTGCCTCCGAACCAGTTGCCTATCATTTGAATGAACCTTGCAGGCTCGTTGACACCCAAAGCTGATGCCGCTTGACAAAAAGCTTCAATGGACTCAATACCACCGTTCCAATGAAGGTAAATGCCTACCTGTGATGTATCCAAAATGCTCTCAGATGAATCTTGAAAACTTATTACCGCTCTATTTCCCATGATTGTTCTCCTTTCGTTCTGTCATAGATATAACTGGTCTAGGTGAATTGATAATTTCTTTTTTAACAATCTCATCTCTAACTTTGTAAATGTTTACACAACACTTCCTTAAAGAAAGATCGATTTCTTCTAACTCTTGAAGCCATAAAGCAAAACGTGGTTTCAAGTCTTCCCAAGCTTGATCTCTTGTTACAGATAAAGCCGACAGGATAGCGTCGTCTCTAAAATAAGGATGACATTTTATAGAAGCCTCGACACTTGTCTCTAAGTGTTTAGCATTTATTAGTATTTCTTTTAGCCGCTCGGTTATTCCGGCGACTGGTTCAAATGGTTCTATCATTTGTATTTCTCCAATCATTTGGTCTATCTCTTCAGCGTTAAGAGACCATCCTTAACGGACACTCCGAAGAGTGTTTCGATATTATTTACAAACCGGCGCTATTAGTTCCGGATCGGTTGTATCAGGACAAAACGGTTCATAATTTTTTGGGTCGTCAATCCATGCAACTATCATTAAACATGAGATAAGCAACCCAATATAAACACGCTCTTTTAATGTCAACTTATTAGTCATTTTCAAACTCCTCTCTAAGCTGCCATGTAGTTCTCTTGTGCCATTTGTGTTCAAATAGTCCAAGCTCTATCAATTTATTACCGGCTTGATTAAGTCGTTCTATAGCGTGACTTAATCGAGTGTTTTCTGGGTTATAAATATGTCCCATGTTGTGAGCGTCATCGAGATAAATGCACATAGTTTGATCGTGCTGTGCATCGAGAAACTCTCTAACGTAAAACAATATTTTTGTATCCTGTCCGGAATCAAATTTTAGAATTGCTTCTTGGCAATCTCCGGATATACCCTCTAAAACTAATTTCATTTTATTCTCCCTCTCTTTTCTTGTGCTTCTGTCATTGTTTTATTCGCCATATTCACACGCTCCGCAGATGTAATCCGCTGTGTAGATATTGCCGACATAAACACCATGCCTGCAATAATCTTTGTCAGGGATCGGTTCGACATCACTATCTAACACTTGACCTGTTCTAGCCTCTCTAAGTATTTCCTCTACTGACAATTCAGCCATTAGTTTTCTCCAATCGTGGTCTATCTCTTCAGTGACTAGAGACCATCCTAGCCAGACACCCTTACGGGTGTTTCGATTAGTTCGTGTAAAGAGTTTCAAAAGGAAATGTCTCTTGAAAATAATCTCTAAGCCATACCGCCCAATCAAGATGTGTAATATCTCTTCTAGCGTTATCAAACCAATCTTTATAAACAAACTCTATTTTTCCGAGTGTGCATATACCATATTGCATGTTGAAAGTTTTAGGGTAAAAACGGATCTCTTCAGAAGGTCCGCCCCAAGAGATCAGATATTTAAGATAGGGTAGCTCCCCTTCTTTAATCTCTTGCCAATCTAGAGACAAACCGTACTCATGAAATCTAGTAGTAGCGTCGTCTTGCTCGACGATCATATCGCTAGACTCCATACCTTCGATCATGTCCTGAAAGTCTTCACCCCTGCTTACGATTGCGTCGTCGATAACGGCTTCGCAATTTACAGTTAGCCCGTTTGATTTATTCATTGTTATTTCTCCAATCGTGGTCTATCTCATCAGTAGCTAGAGACCATCCTAGCCAGACGCTCTAAGAGCGTTTCGATTTAGGCAACCTCCTTTAATGCTACGGCTTCGTAAGATGACTCCTGAGCGTCTTCGTAGCCTTCAGAAGCTCCGACCCCTTCCATCTTGTCTAAAATGTAACTCGCTGCTTTCTGGGCATCCGTTCCGGCTTTCCAAAGTAGCTGGGCTCCATCTTCACCCTCTAACGCTCTTATCCAACTTTTAAGATAAGAAGCGTGATTATCTAGCGGCTGATGCTCGACACCTAAAACGTTAGCTAGAAACACTCCGCAGAGTTCAGCTATTAGCTCTTCAAACGCATATTTAGCGTCACCGAAACGACCCTCTAAATCTCTATTAAGACGGCTTTCGTATCCTGACCAATGACCAAATTCGTGACCTACAGTAGAGACCCATTCTGAGAGGCTAATAAATTGATCAGCTATCGGGGTAATAATTTTATCTTGCGAAGGAATAAAGCAGGCTCTATCGCCGCCGTTCTCCTCTTTCCAATTAGCTCCTACTTTAAGGAACTCTGACCGGATCTTTTCAACCTGTTCATCGTTGGTTAATTCGGTCTCCTCGACTCTTACAGGAAGTGAAGGATGCTCTGGTTTTTCACCCTCTAACGCCTCGACTTGTGAAGCATTAAAAACGGTATAAGTACGCTCTAACAAAACCTTTTTCATTTTGTGGTTTTCTTTGCAAGTCTTCCCAATATTAAAAAGACCTTTACAAGGTGTCTCCTCGTTGCAAACCATCTTAGGAGCCCAATAAATAATCTCGGTTCCTCGCTCGCCCTTCTGAACTTGGCAGCCTTTACTTTGCCACTGTTTGTAAGTAGCAAACCGCCCATCCTCCCAGCCTTCACAACTCTTAGCCATACTCAA